ACAAGGTAGGTTTAAAGTAAGTTGGGTTCCTAAGATGGAGTTACAAAACAATATTATAGTAAAGGCAGGTATAAGATACCCGGGTAACGAGCACATTGGTGCTTTTGGTTGTGATAGTTACGATATATCAGGTACGGTAGATGGAGTTGGATCGAAAGGAGCCTTGCACGGTTTAACTAAGTTCAGCATGGAAGATGCTCCACCAAGCTCTTTCTTTTTAGAATACATAGCTAGACCGCAAACAGCTGAGATGTTTTTTGAAGATGTGTTAATGGCTTGCGTGTTTTACGGAATGCCACTACTGTGTGAGAACAACAAACCAAGATTACTGTATCATTTTAGAAGGCGTGGTTATAGAGGTTTTAGTATGAACAGACCTGATAAAACATGGAACAAACTATCAGTTACAGAAAAAGAAATAGGTGGAATTCCTAATTCAAGTGAGGATATAAAACAAGCTCATGCTGCGGCTATAGAGATGTATATACAAGAAAAAGTCGGAGAGATATCAGAAGGTAACTTCGGAGATATGTACTTCAATGAAACTTTAAATGATTGGAGTAAGTTCGATATAAATAGAAGAACAAAGTTTGATGCAACTATAAGTTCTGGTTTAGCTATAATGGCTTGTAATCGACACTTATATGCACCTAACGCAAAAATACAAAGAAAAGAAGTGAATATAAGTATTTCAAGATATAATAACAATGGATCGAATTCAACAATAATTAAACACTAATATGGCAGAGTCTTTTAATCATAAAAATTTCCCATCTCAAGTTGTTAGTGACCGAGAAAAGGTTTCTAGTGAGTATGGGTTGCGAGTAGCTAGAGCTATTGAAGTGGAATGGTTTGATGGTCCTTCTCACAGTAGAAGTTCAGGAGCTCAAAGAAAGTTTCACAACCTAAGGTTATATGCTAGAGGCGAGCAATCAATACAAAAATATAAAGATGAGTTATCTATAAATGGTGATTTGTCTTATCTTAATTTAGACTGGACACCAGTACCTATTATACCTAAGTTTGTAGATATAGTTGTAAACGGTATGGCTGGTAGAGGATTTGAACTAAAAGCTTACTCACAAGATCAATACGGAGTTTCTAAAAGAACAAAATACATGAACAGCATGATAGCTGACATGCAAGCTAAGAAGTACAACGATAAGGCTATGAGTAATTTAAACATAAACTTATACGAAAACGACCCAAAAGAGTTACCAGACTCAAAAGCTGAACTTGAACTACACATGGCTTTGAACTATAAACAGTCTGTTGAAATTGCTAATGAAACAGCTATAAACACTTTAATGGATGGTTGTAAATACGATCTAACAAGAAGAAGATGTTTGGAAGATTTAACTGTTTTAGGTATTGGTGCTACTAAAACAACATTTAATTGGTCTGAAGGAGCTAAAGTAGAGTATGTTGATCCTGCTAACTTAGTTTACTCATATACTGACTCACCATACTTTGATGATATATATTATGTTGGAGAGGTAAAACACTTACCTATAAACGAAGTAGCTAAAGAGTTTCCACACTTGTCTGAAAGTCAATTAGAAGAAATACGCTCTAAAAACAACAACACAGCTGGTAATTATCTTAGTGATACTGATAAAAACAAAGTATCTATACTATACTTTAATTACAAAACGTTTATGAATGACGTTTACAAAATTAAAAAGTCTAAATCAGGTGCTGAAAAATCTATACAAAGAGATGACAGCTTTATGCCACCAAAAGGAGCTAGTGATTATTCTAAACTACAAAGAACCGTTGAGTGTTTGTTTGAGGGAGCTTTGGTTTTAGGTACTGACATATTACTTAAGTGGCAGAAAGCTGATAATATGATGAGAACTAAAAGTGATTTTAACAAGGTTAAAATGAACTACTCGATAGTTGCTCCAAAAATGTATAATGGCAAGATAGAATCGATTGTAAGCAGAATTACTAGCTTTGCTGATATGATACAACTAACTCATCTAAAACTTCAACAGGTATTATCTAGAATGGTTCCTGATGGTGTTTACTTAGACATCGATGGTTTAGCTGAGGTTGACTTAGGAAATGGAACAAATTACAACGCTCAAGAAGCTTTAAACATGTTCTTTCAAACTGGATCTGTTGTTGGTAGATCTTTCACTCAAGATGGCGATCAAAACCCAGGTAAAATACCTATACAAGAAATTTCAAATGGAGCTGGCGCGGGTAATAAATTACAAGCGCTTATAGGTAACTATAACTACTACCTACAGATGATTAGAGACGTAACTGGTCTTAACGAAGCGAGAGATGCTTCAACACCAGATTCTAGATCATTAGTCGGTATACAAAAGCTAGCCGCAGCAAACTCTAACGTGGCAACGAGACATATATTAGATGCCAGTTTGTTTTTAACAGTGGAAACAGCAGAGCAAATATCACTTAGAATATCAGACATACTAGAGTACTCGCCTACTAAAGACGCTTTTATACAACAAATAGGAGCTCACAACGTTGCTACTTTAGATGAGATGAAAGAGTTACACTTATACGATTTTGGTATATTTATAGATTTAATGCCAGACGAAGAAGAAAAACAAGTACTTGAGAACAATATTCAAATGGCTATACAACAAAAAAGCCTAGATATTGATGACGCGATTGACATAAGACAGGTTAAAAATTTAAAAATGGCTAACCAGTTAATAAAGTACAAGAAGAAAAAGAAGTTAGAAAGAGAACAAGCTATGTCAGAGCAAAACATAAAAGCTCAAGGTGAGTCTCAACAGCAAGCAGCTCAAGCTGCAGCTCAGTCTCAAATGCAAGCTAACCAAGCTAAGGTAGAGGCTGAAATGAAAGGTGAAGAACAAAGGAACGGTTTGAAAATACAATACATGGAGAAAGAAGCTGCTATGAAAATGAAGCTAATGGACCATGAGTTTGAGATTAATAAAAAACTAAGGGAGATGGACAATCAAGCTGCGTCTGCCAAGGAAAACCAAAAAGATGATCGTAAAGATAATCGAGAAAAAATGAAGGGACAACCTAAAAACTTTGAGTCTGCTAATGATAGTATGCAAGGAGGATTAGGTGTAGCCGGATTAACAAATAACTAATTATTTAATATTATTTTATCATGGAAGAAAACAAAGAAGACGTTGTCGAGGAGACTACGCAAGATCAATCGTCACCGGTATCAATAAATGAAGACGGCGACATAAAACTAGATTTAACAAAAGTACAAGAAGAGAAAGTAGAACCTGAAGCTGAGGTAGTTGAAGAAAAACAAGAAGAAGAAGAAGTCGTAGAACCAGTAGCTGAAGAACAATCGTTAGAAGAGGTTGTTGAAGAGTTCGTGGAAGACACACCGGAAGTTGTAGAGGAAGATATAGTAGATATACCAGAAAACGTTCAGAAACTAATGGACTTTATGGATGAGACTGGTGGTGATTTAAAAGACTACATCAAGTTGAACGCGGACATTGGTGAAATGGACGACTCAGAGGTTTTAGAAGATTACTACAAAGCAACAAAACCTCATCTTGACGGTAAAGAAATAAACTTCTTATTAGAAGACCAATTTTCATTTGACGAAGAGGTTGATGATGAGAAAGAAGTAATGAGAAAAAAGTTAGCCTTAAAAGAGCAAGTTGCTGAGGCTAGAGCTCACTTAGAAGAGTCCAAATCTAAATATTACGATGATATCAAATCTGGTTCAAAGCTTACGAGCGAACAACAAGATGCGATTGATTTTGTAAAGAAGTATAATCAGGAGAATGAGCAGAACATGGAGATTGTAAAACTACAACAATCAGCGTTTCAAGATCAAACTAAAAAAGTATTTAACAAAAACTTTGATGGATTTGAATTTAACATCGGTGATAAAAAAGTAACTTACAATATTCAGGACGTTGAAAATGTGCGAGACAAGCAGTTAGACATCAATAATTTCGTTGGAAAGTTTCTAAACGAAAAATCAATGATGGAAGATGCTGCTGGTTATCACAAGGGATTGTTCACTGCAATGAATCCTGATGCAGTAGCTAAACATTTTTACGAGCAAGGTAAATCGGATGCTATAAAGCAAACAGTTGCCGATTCAAAAAACATCAATACATCAAGAGCGTCTCATAAAGTTTATGAAGGCGAGGGAGGTATAAAGTTCAAGGTGTTAGGAGATAGCTCTGATGATATGAGGCTACGAGTTAAAAAAAGAAGAAAGTAAACGATTTACTTTCATAAACTTAAAACATATTAAAATATGGCTGTAACAGGTGTACCGGCTGCTGGATATACTCCAGCACCGATGAAACAAACGTTGAGTACTGCTTATTTAGATTTCGCAAACGGAACTAATGACTGGGCACAACAATATTTACCAGATCTTATGGAAAAAGAAGCTGAGGTTTTTGGAAACAGAACTATCTCAGGATTTCTTTCACAAGTAGGAGCTGAAGAATCTATGAGCGCTGACCAAGTAATTTGGACAGAGCAAGGTAGATTACATTTATCTTACAAAACGGTTGCATTAACTGGATCTGCTGCTGTAGGAACATTAACTTTCACTGCTGCAAAAGATGTTGATGGTAACTCAGTAGCTGGAACAGCTCACGGTATCCGTCCAGGTGACATGCTTTTGGTATCTGACGCTGACTCAACTGTAAGATGTTACGTTAAGAGTATTACTGCTGCGGGTGTTATTACTATCTTACGTTACGATGGTGCTAACATGGTTTCTTCTACTGCAGGGGATTTACAAGCTGGAAACGTTAGTGTACTTGTATATGGATCTGAGTATGCTAAAGGAACTACAGGAAGAGTTGGAGCTAACAAGCCACAATTCAAATCTAGAACTAACAAGCCAATTATCTTAAAAGATAAGTATGAGGTTTCAGGATCTGATGCTTCTCAAATTGGTTGGGTTGAAATTTCTGGTGAAGAAGGTCAATCAGGTTACTTATGGTACTTGAAAGCTTCAGGTGATACTAAAGCTAGATTCTCTGATTACTTAGAGATGGCAATGATGGAGTCAGTTGCTCCAACAACTGCTTTAACTAACACTGCAACAGGTGCTGGTGTAATCGGTGGAACTGAAGGTATGTGGGAAGCTTTAGAAACTAGAGGTAATATATCTAATGCTTTAGATAATACTGCTACGTTAACTGAGTTTGATGCTATCATCGACGAGCTTGATGCTAATGGTGCTATTGAAGAGAACATGATGTTCTTAGATAGAAAAACATCTTTAAACATTGATGATATGCTTGCTACTTTATCTGATGGTGCTGCTGGTGGTGTTGCTTACGGTGTATTTAACAACGAAGAGGACATGGCATTGAACTTAGGTTTTACTGGTTTCAGAAGAGGTTCTTATGACTTCTACAAGTCTGACTTTAAATACCTTAACGATAAATCAACAAGAGGATTAATTAACTCTACGGATGGTGCAAATGCTATTCACGGTGTTATGATTCCTGCTGGTGTATCTTCTGTATACGATCAATCATTAGGAAAGAATCTTAAGAGACCTTTCTTACATGTACGTTACAGAGCTTCTCAGTTAGAAAGCAGAAAGTACAAAACTTGGACTACTGGTTCAGTTGGTGCTACTTCTTCTGATTTAGATGCTATGGAGATGCATTTCTTATCTGAAAGATGTTTAGTTGTTCAAGGTGCAAATAACTTTGTATTATTGAAAGGATAAGCATTATCTTTTAAAAGAACCGGGGCTTCGGCCTCGGTCCTTTTATTTTTATTAATTTTATTATATATTATATTATGGCAAAAAAACAAAAAGAAGGGGTTGTAGAACAACCAAAAGTGGAAACTCCAGTTATGGAAGCACCACCGGTTGTAGAACAACCAAAAAGAAGAGAACCAAAAAAAGAAATTATTAACGATTGGGAAATAAAGGATAGAGTTTACTTGTTGAGAGACGGTTCAACTCCATTAACCTACAGTATTAAAGCTAGTAAACTTTTTTATTTTGACAAAGAAAAAGGTCACGAAAGAGAGGTTCAGCTTACTGAAAATCAAAATACGCCTTTTGTAGATGAGTTCAAAGGGCAGGTCAGACCTGGTAGAATAATATTTAGAAACGGAGTTTTACAAATACCTGCTAGCAAGGTAAACTTCCAAAAGTTTATGAGTATATATCACCCTTCTGCTAACAAGATTTGGTACGAGGTCAAACCAGCTGTTAAAGCCGCATCACACTTAGATGTTTTAAACGTAGAGTTAGATGCTATGATAGAAGCTAGAAACCTAGACATAGATATGGTTGAAGCAATAATGCGTGTTCAATTGGGTTCTAAAGTATCTAAGATGACATCTAAGGAACTTAAACGTGATGTCTTATTATTTGCTAAGGAAAACCCTATTTTGTTCTTAGATTTATGTAAAGATGAGAATATACACATGAGAAACATAGGTATTAAAGCGACTGAGTTAGGTATACTAAAACTATCTGATGACCAAAGAACTTTTACTTATGCTTCTAATGGTAGAAAATTAATGAATGTTCCTTTTGACGAACATCCATACTCAGCTTTAGCATCTTGGTTTAAAACCGACGAAGGAATGGAGGTTTTACAATATGTTGAAAAAGAATTGAAGTAAACAATAATATGCGATCACCCTTCGGGGTGATTGCTATATTTATGATAAATGTTAAAGTGGAACAAAGAACATCAAGAGTGGTACGTAAACGGCATTAAACCTTCAGAGGGTCTTGGTGACACGGTGTATAAAATCCTTAAGCTTATTGGAATTAAAAAATTAGTAGAAGCAATACACTCCAATTGCGGGTGTGAATCAAGAAGAGAAAAATGGAATAAAATGTTTCCTTATAAAAAATAAAAAATATGGCTAACAACACAACTATAAGTATAGATACAGTTTATCAAAGAGTATTAGCGTTGGCTAATAAAGAGCAGAGAGGATATATAACTCCACAAGAGTTTAATCTCCTAGCTAATCAAGCTCAATTAGACATATTTGACCAATACTTCTATGACTTAGCAGCTATGACGCAGTTAAGTAAAAGAGGGGAAGAACAACAATCACCTGGTGCTAACAACCCTTTAGAACCTGACTTTGGAGACACGGTCAATATACTTAGAGAAAAAATAAGTATTTATCAAGGTACTGATGTCGCTCTGACATACAGTGCAGCAAACGGGTCGTTTTCAATGCCCGCATTATCAAACACAATTTAAAGAACCGGTAGAATGTATTACTCTGGAACAGGTGGTTCTAGTATACCTTTAAAACGTATAGAGTATTATATGCTACCTGAGTTAAAAGAGCTATTTGACGCTAGGACAGCTTCAAGATGGAGCTCTAATGACGCTGCGGAATACTACTACACAGAAAATACAGATGGAACTTTTTCTTTATATAGAGAAAGTAGTGGCCAAACACCATTAACTAGTGGTTTAAAAATAGAGGTCGTTACTACCACGCCTGCTCCTGTGAAATGGGGTTACGTTGTTGTTAACGAAAAAGCATTATATGATGCTAATAACTCCGTAGACTTTAACTTACACAGGTCTGAGGAAACAATTTTAGTTATAAAAATACTAGAATTAGCTGGTATAACAATTAATAAACCTGGTTTAGTTTCTTTGGCTTCAGCCGAAGAACAACAAAATGATGCACAAAAAAAATAAATAAATGGCAGATAACTTAATAACATTAACACACGAACAATATTACGAAGGTAAAGATGGTACTCAATTATCAGGTGATGATAGACAGTATGGTAACTATCAATTCATTAAAGTTGGTGACGTTGTAAATGACATACTAGCTAATTACGGTGGAGAGGGAATGATGCTAGCTGGTATTAGATTAAGAAACATTAAGTATCATGCTAATAGAGCTTTACAGGAATTAAGCTTTGACACTTTTAGGTCAACTAGGTCTGTGGAGATAGAAATACCACCATCTTTAGTGATGGCTTTGCCGCATGATTACGTAGGTTATACAAAAGTTACTTGGAAGGATAATTACGGTATTGAGCACACTTTATATCCTGCTATATTAACTAGCAACCCAAAGCCTTACAATCAAGATAGTAACTACTTTTTAGAGTTTGATAGTAATAATGACACAACACACGCTAGTGATTCTAACACTTGGTTTGATTACCACGGTAACACTCCTAATACTAGTCCTCAAGAGATTAACAGCGATCTTATTAGAAATGCTAATGGTCAGATTTTCGGTTCAGAACCAAAACACATGAAC